GTCGCCGGTGCACCGGTCAACGCAACTGTGCAACACTGCCAACCAGGGTTCGTCCAACTGGACAAAGCCTGGGTGGTTGCGGCAGTGTAGTCACGAAAGAACCGTGCATTGTCACCTAATGGCGCCGGAATGACACTGAGTGGCTTTCCAATCAACGAAGCGATAGGGATATCGTACGTTGCGTCAGCCATCATGTCCGCGGCGTCAATGGCGGTAAGCGCCGTTCCACTCATCGGTGAGAACAACCGCACACGCAGCATACCGGTGATCGTCAATGGAGCAGCTACGCACGTAATGCGTAGGCCATAGGACGTCAAACGGTAGCGGGCGACACCGGTCGGCAATGTCATTGCCCGACCGAGTGTGCTAAAAGGCATAGAGTTGCCGGTGGCAGCGCCTGTTTGAGAGGCGCGTTGCCAGATATCCCCAGTGAAGAGGAAACCTAGCGTGCCAGCGGCACCCATATCGAGGTTGATCGAAACGCCCGGAATGGACCACGGAACACTCTTGGTGTAAGAGTTATCCGGCCATCGGGCGCCTCGAGCCTCGGGACAGAAGGGGTTAGTCACACCACACGCCTGTTCGGCGATGGAAATAACGGCCTTCTGAATGCCAGGGGGCCCGCCGCGTGCGCGGCGTTGCTTGGGCTTGGTTCGCTTTGCTTTGCCTTTCTTAGCCATCTTGATCCGATCCAGTAAGTACGAAACTTCATACAACTAGAGCGGCCATAAGCGCATCCGACCCCGAGCGATCGGCAGCGCACTTTACTCCTCGTCACGACGGACAGCATCCATGAGTGGAGCGTACTCACATACTATTGGGACACTGCTGAGCTCCGCCAATTTCCTTTTAAACTCACGCTCATTCTCCTCCCCAAGCCCGTACCTAGCCTGAGTGATCGTGTAGTTCAGCGGACTTGGATCATACCGCCTATCGCCTCGCATTGCCGTCCATTCGGCTTTGCCTCGGGGCCTAATGTGCTTCAGTGCACAGAGCTCGTAAGTTCGATCAGCGAATGGCCCTAAGAAGGGAACGTGACCGGAGTCGACACGCACAGACAAGGCTGCGGCGGCAGCATTGGCAGCCCCAGGTAGAGTGGTGTTAACACCCATCCTGGCTATCCCTCGAAAGGGTTTGCTGCCCAAGACCGTAATAGTCTTGCCTTTGTCTTGCGCAAACCAGAAGAGTTTGGAACAGAATTCCCAATCGGAACGATCAGCGGAAACCTTCCCCTCTGGTTTGAGACCCAGCGTCCTCTGAAACGCCATGATCCCGTCGACAATCTCTTGAGCTCTGCTGGACAGCAGCAAGAAGGCATCATCCCCGCACACAAGCAGTAGATAATCCTCCTTGTCCAAAAGGCCGCTGGCCAGGATAGACGCAACCAAAGCGACCGTGTCGGTCAAATTGGTATCCATCCTGCCAGACGTCATCTGGAAGTCCTCCACCTCTATCACGAAGCCGTCGAGCTTGTCCTCGTCAGTGGGATGAAAACCGGGCACTGGTCCCTTGACTTTGAACATGAGCTTACGCCACTTCGCAGCAGCAGTAATAGCCTCGTTCTCGTCTTCGAACCACCAAAGCCTCTTGGGCTCGTAGTACACTCCGTTGGGTGTGACACCACGAGACCGGACGCGCGTGAGCCATCCGATCGCCCAGGCAGGCAAGCCGATTTTCGTGTACCAGTTGAACGCTTTCTCTTGGATGGGATAGCAAAGGGTGGCGTCGTAAGTCGCCATGTCGGCCGACCACCCCCATACCTGACCATCGTGCTTAGAGATGAAAGCATCAACGCACCTACCAACGTACGCTAAAGACCGACCAGAACAGTAAAGAACGGGTGTTTTAATCCCATTCCAATAGTCCCGTATCAGTTCATACAGCTGGTACACCAAGGGCCCCGTCATGGCCTTGTCGACATCCTCCGGCGGTTGAATGAGGCGCGGCTTGACAGCCTTGCCCCCTCCTACCCCAACCGTCGCCGCAGCCTTCTCAACCTTGAGAAAGCCTTTCGTGGCTACAACCGTTTGCGGCATAACCCCCTGGTACCTACTCCACGTATCCTTGAGATTCGTGATGTATTCAGCGGGGTATGTGCCTGCTAATTTGTTGAACCACCTGTCGGCGGCGGCTTTGCTGGTGTCGATTTTCCCCCTAATCGCGAACTCACTCAAAGCTCCAAAGACCCCCTCCAAGCACACCAGGGATGCATCGTCTGGATTAGTGCGAGGGGCGAGAACCCTATTTGTAACGGCACTTCGCTCGGCCTCTTGCGTAGTGGCCAACGCTAAAGGCATAGCACCGTCTGCCACAATACCGGAGACAAGCATACGCTCGGGTTCAAACGTACGCTCTCTTGTGGCTCCGACCTCCAAATCCCCTTGCAGAGCGGGGTGATCGGGGCGGATGTATCGGGAACCTGCAATAGGCAGGTTGCGTTCAATTGTGAAACCATGGCCAAGGAGTGGCGCGCTAGGACTGTCGGCAGAGGCAAGTTCAGTTTGCCAATTACGCAACAGATAGCGACGCCAGTCCCTGTGGACTCCCACGGTAACACGCATGCAACACACGCAACACAACAAGGCAGGGATCATAGCAAAAGCAATGAGAACCCTTTGCCACTCAGCATTAGCTTCGATCTCAAGTGGTAGCGAATACCCGACTACGAAAACGATAGCTGACGCGAGCAACCAGGGCCACGACTTTACTGTCACCTTGCCAAACTGTAGGAGAATGCTGTGAACGCTCATCGCCCACGTGAACCTTTCCAACATAGTGTACTGGATGTCGATCTCATTCTTCAAATTGACAACGAAACCCAGCGCAACTATGGCTGTCATGGTCTGAGCCTTCAGACCAGGAGGGATGCGGGCCCTCGCGTACCTGTTCTTCATGAGGTACGTGACTTCGGAAAGAAGCTCGGGGGTCCTCGCCCTATTCCCGACTATGTAAGCGACTTCGCCCACCGCGTTAACGGGGACGGTCAAGCAAACACTCTCTCCTGCGAACAGGAAGTCGGTGTAAAGGAACGGACCGAGCTTATGGATCTTGTGGACGTCAAACGTGACGTTAGTGAATCGAGCGTTATCGGCAACCGCATTGCGCACAGCACTGCTAAATTGCACGGGCCCTGACCTTTGTGGGTCCGCCTCAACTTCACCCCAGTTCATCGGTCCATGCGTCGTGCCCGAAAGTTTAACAGCCTCCAGCCGTACCACCCTCGTCGTCTTGTCCAAGACTTTCAGCACTTCCGCTTGAATCGACTCACCACCTGGCCCAACCCACCCGACTTGCCAAGCTGGCAGCGGATGGACATAGGGCTTCCCATTGCCGACGACGTGCATCGTAACCGTCTCGGCCGCCACGCTCCAATGTGCTTCATCATAGAATCCGCCAAACACGTCATTGAATTCGTGTTCGACAACGATGGCGTCTAACACATCGTCGTCCATCAGAGCCTTAAACATTGCCATAGGTTCAATGTAGTATGCGGAGTGTGTAAACAGGTAGGTTCTCTTCAACCCGTCGTAACAGCGACACTCCTCAAACCTATGGTGACAGACCCGTGCCAATCCCGGCGGTGCCCTCCCAATTCTGGAACGGTCGCCGGTGTGGATAGTTGGCATCATGTAACAACCTCTGTCGCCGAGGTGTGCATGGGTCCGGTGCGGGGCAGCACCAACGTCAACGACCAATGCGTCATTCAGAAGCAACTCCGAACACGCAAATTTCTCCGACACGTACCTCTGGGCAGCCAACAACCCGTGCGGGTTGAAGTGACCACGTGGCCCAGTAGGCTTCGTGCCGATGCCGCTAAGCCACTGGCTGGCCTTAGCAGGCGTCATAGTCGTACCGACCCACTCTTCAAGTGGGCCGTCCCCATCGCTGTCCGAAGACCGCGAAGCGCTTCCACTAGCGCTACTCCCTCGACTAGCCATACGCGAACGCTGGATTACGGAGATGTCCTCTAAAACTCCCAAAACACCGTAGTGAATTGGGCCCAAAT